TAAAGAACTAGCCCTAACCGAGGCACTTCCATCTGGTTCCCCATCTGTAAATTTATAAAATAACGTATTTGCAGCATCTGAAGATGCGTCACCTAAAGACCATATTTCGTCGAAAGTAAATGTTCTAATACACTGGAAATACTCCACTCCTGATTTAAAGTTATACGACATAGTGGAGGCAGTATTATATAATTGTAGTGTTGTGTTTTGCACAGCACCCGTTCTATCCATATATGAGAATGGTTTATTAATATATCCCGTTGTACTGTTTTCACATGTTCCGGTAATACCATTAGTATCAAACTGATTTCCATCAGGGAACGTAATAAAGTTAGGGTCATTAATTTTTGATGGGTCGTTAAAGAAAAATAGTTGACCCCTTTCCATATCGTCTCCAGGGTCTAAAACCATTATAAATGCATTATCCATCCATCTATTAAAATTAGATGAAGGTGCTTGTGGTGTTACTCCGTTTATCTGATTATTAATTAATTCTGCCTGTATACTTGTGGTTGTTCTTTTATTCCATTCTATAGTATCATATGGTGCGGGATACTCACCTTCACTAGATGTGTCCCATCCATTGTATGTTAATTTATTAGTTGCCACAGCAGCTTCACCGAAATACATTTTTCTTCTGTTAAGTAGATTAAGTGATTGAGCCCAAGTGGGTTGAGCCCCTAATTTCCACCTCACTCTTTTAGAATTTCCTTTAAAAACAGGATACGCAGGTGATTTATACCACTGAACTTGGTCTCTTCTATTAAAACTACGAGCAACATCCCAATCACAATCTTCTATTCCTGAACCTTGTTCTTTAAGTTGTATTGTATAGTATCCATTTTTTCTAAACTGGTCGTATCCCGCACACATCAACCTACCTTGTGTAAGTCTAACTTCATCACTCGCTTCAGGACAATCAGTATTATCTACAGAAGCGGCACCTGTTTGTTTAGAAAATGTTTCAGTATATGTTGCATCGATTATGGGACCAAAGTTTACCTCGTCAGAATATGATTCTAACTGAGATGCAGTATCGTTTTCTTCCCCTTGAGGTTTGTTTGTGTCACACGCGCAAGCCTCACAATCAGGATAGCTTAACATAGGAAAGTTAATAGTAGAAAATGGACTTTCTTTCGGTGGTGGAGTTATTTCTTTTTTTACACAGTCTTCTTTATTTTTGTTTGTGAATGGTATTGCCGCAATTATTCTACAAATCGCGTATAAAACAAAGTTTATTATTGCACTTATCACAATAATAATCGCTCGGATAACAGGCCATATAAATGTAATAATATGGGCAATAGCTAATAATGATATTAACGGAATAGTTAAAATAGATAGTATAAAATTAAATAAAAATATTAAAACACTCCCATTTCTTTGTGCTTCAATTACAGGTAACGGGTTATGCTCGCTCTGACACGTTTTATCATTAATTTCCTTTATACCTAAATGTTTTATCCTGTTGAATCCCCATTTAAATCTATCGTAGTGGGACGCAATAGTATAAACTTTATTGTATGTAAATTCATAAAAACTATCTTCGCAATTTATAGCTGCGGTTTTATCATAATACTCATCCCAATCTAAAGAAAAGGCATATGATTTATTCCTAATCTCTTCAGATGGCATTTCATCAGTTGTGGTCCCTGACCATCCGTGTTCTCTTATATTTGGTATTAGGTAGTCAGCTCTAAATATATCATTAAACTCCCCCCCTTCATTTTGCCATTTTACTCTAAATCGATACTTACCTTTAGTTGGTATTCCAACCTTAGGGTCTAAAGAAATGATTTGCTCTCCGAACTCATTAGTAATGATATAGTCTAAATTCATGGGTAGGTCTATCATCCAAGTACCACTGTCATCAATTATATTACCCCCATCTTCGAGCTGGTGTTGTTCTAATATTGGTTGTCCTTCAGCATCTACAGAAATTGTATGTCTTAATGCTAATATTTGACCGGGACCCGCAACAACATCACATAGTTTACCAACATCATTTTTAGGTTTACAATTACCCCTTATAAAATCATCTTCAGTAGAACTAAATACTGAGCCCATAAATATAGATTGTGGTTCTATTTCGATACCTAAATCTCTTAAATCAAAATCACTTCTAGTTATTCCTACATTGCATAGGTCGTTATCCCCCCAAAAAGGTGTTACGTCAATTTCCTTAACACTATTAACTATTTGTGGTAAACTACTTAAGTCTTCAGAGGCTTTGAATTGTTGTCCATTAAATTGTGAAGGGACTCCCATACCCATTCTTATCAAATCAGATGGTCTTAATGAAAACTGACCCATATTGGATAGGTCTAAATCCATTATTAATTTCTGTTGACCTAATGGTACTCCAACAATCATAAAGTCACCAGAACTGTTTGTTTTTACCGTGTATTTGTAATATTTTTCATACACTTGTAATACTTCTCTACGGGTTAACACATCTTGTCTGTCCGGAAATGTTCCTGTAGGTGTATGTCCTCCATATTCTTTTTTATATGGTAATAGGTTATATCTATAACCATCTTCATTTTTTGTTTTTAAATTTTTGTAAGGGTATAATGTAGATATTATAATATTATTTTCATCTACATTATCTAAAGGTACAAATATAGAAACATTTACATTAGGTACACCAAATCCACCATTCGCAACTACTCTACCTGTTACAACACCATAGTCAGCACAAAATCTTTCATATAAATCTTCTTGTCGTAATTTTAACGATAAAATTTCTAAAAAATCAAAATCTTGTTCAATATTAAGTCGTACTTCTCTGTCGACTCCAACTTGTGTTCTAAATCTATATGATTTTGGCATAAAATTACTTTTAAAATAAATAGTTAATCATACTAATTTTAAAACTAATTAAATAAAAGTATATGGAAGAAGATTATGAGAATTCCACGTTCTTCAATTGCTTTATTCTCACTTTAATATCTTTTTCAGGAAACTTTATCTGATATATCTGATTTGGTTGTGCAAAAATAGTATCGTCAATTAGTTCAATTTGTTTGGTGTTTTTGTCCAAATATCTTTGTGAGGTCTCAGAAGATGAGTACTGACCTCCTGTTTTATTAAAAACTTTCAAATCCGCCAATGTACTTACTCCAGGTATATCTTGTATCAATCTCCTTATGTCGGATATATTTACATTTTTACCTAATAGGTTAGTCGATGGTGACATATATGAATTAACACTGTCAACTATACTCGTTATTACTTGACCCTGATTTTCACTAGATTCCATTGCTACTGAAAATTCATATTCTAAATCAATTACTTGAGCACTTCTTACTGAAATATAATCATTAATCATCCTGTAATTAGATAAATAATTTGCAATATTTTGTTTTAAGGTATTTGACACATTACTAGTTAATTTACCATTATCATCAAATGATAGTATTTCTATTTTAATCTTATTATCTTCTTCCGTTATAGATGCTTTAGCTGGTGCACCAAATCTACTTGGCATAGTTCTAATTAATGAATTATAATCATTTACTGTAACCGCCCTTTTTTGAGCGGCAAAATTATATGTAACCATATTACGTACCTCTTCAGTAGTGGGTAGGTTACCTCCTCCTATCGCAGCGGTTACATTATTAGACCTTAAACTTTGAATTACATTCTGATTAATACTAGGTGACGGTCCGTTTACTGCAAAATTAATGGTTCCGATTTGAGTTATCGTATTTACTCCGATATTAGAACCTATTCCACCCCCTACTCTATATTTAACAAATAATGTGGTATTAGCCTTAACAGTTCTACCTAACCCAATATTGTTTTGATAATTTTCAAGCCTAAGTGGTATCCCTGTTTTAGCAAATTGAGCTAATTGGTCATCAGCAGTAACCGTAGCAGAACCAAAAGTTAATTTACAATAACCTTCAGGTGTGTATTCAGATATAAATCTACTTTCAGTTTCAATATAACGACCTACTTTTATTCCTGGATTATCCGAAGCTTTTGTTGGGTCTTCAACAAATACTGTGTTTTCCGCCAAAGCGTCTACCTCATACCATCTATCAGGTGCGGTTATAAATTCACCATAAGTGGGTGGGCTTGAGTAGGTAATACCGTCTTTCTGAATTAATGATGTTATACTTATAACATTTTTTTCAGGTAAAAAGAACTCATAAAATGGTTTAACATCATTATTATTAATTACTTTTTTAAATATTTTAGTGGCTCCGTTAACCACAACTTCTCGTTTAGTTATCGTATAATTAATAATTCGGTTATTACTATCAAAATTAGGTATTTTAGTCCTATTAGGGAATCCACTACTATTATATTGAGTACTAAAGTCAATATCGTCTTGATTTTCAAATATTTGTCCCGCACCTATAAACTGAGAACCTGACCTTATAATACCTAAATACCTACTATCTTCTTGGTCTCCAAAAGCAGGAACAGTGATAGATACATCTAATAAAGCTATAGAAGGTCTATTACCAGGTATTTTTAATCCATAGGTTCTAGCAATATTATATATTGAAGATTTTTGTTGTGCATATTGTAATACAGTTTCTTGTATACTTCTGTCTATATGATAATTTAAGTTATCTCCAATAGCCGCATTTAAATCTAAAAATACTGAGAATACAGAAGCGTCATTAAAATTATCAATGAGGTCCGGATAATACTGTCTTGTAAAGTTTATAAGGTCTTGCCTTAAACCTTCGAAATCTCTTTCCGTATACGATATTTTACGATTAGCCATATAATTTAAATATTAATTATTATAAAATCTCTACTTTCAAATGTAGTATCTTTAATAGAATAGTCTATTTTTACTTTCGCAGTATATTCATCTACCCCTTCACCCGCAGTCCTAAAAATATCAAACATTTCATATTCAGAGTTTTGGTCTTCGGTGTTTAGAGTACCCGCAACATTTCTATCATCTTCACTATAAGGAGATATTGATATATCATTAATCTGTAAATTAGGTATATATTTATCAACAGATGTTTGTATATCTGATTTTATCGCGTCAAATGTCGGACCGTCCATTGGTTCAAAAATAAACTCATAAATTCTAGTCCCAAAGTCAGGTAAGTAGTATCTACTACCTTTCCTTGTTAATATTAAATGTAATAAATCCGTTCTTATCTCCTCTTCCGCAGTTTTTGTCCGAGTGAGATAATTACCATTAACACTTTTAGAAAATGGAAATTTTATACCGTATGATTTATTTATTGCCATAACAATAAATATTCGATATAATATTTTTATAAATAAAACCCACCTTTTTAGATGGGTTTTATTTTATTATCCTTCACAAGCAACACATTGTAAATCGTTGAGGTTTAATTTTTTCCTTGCGAAAGCCTGAGCGGAATTCATCGAGTGTTGATAGTATAGTGTTTTTACCCCTAATTTCCAAGCGTCAATTAAAAGTTTATTAACGTCTTTTGTTGGCATATCAGGTGAAACCATTAAATTTAATGACTGTGATTGGTCGATATAATCTTGTCTGATAGCCGCTTGATTAATTATAGATGCTTGATTTATTTCAGCAAATGTTCTAAATACATCTTTCTGTTCTGTACTTAGAAAATCTAAGTGTTGAACTGAGCCATCTTTTTTCTTAATACTATCCCACACTTGTTTAGTATCTTTACCTAACTCTTGTAGGAGTTTTTTAAGTACTGGATTTTTAATAGTAACTTTTAATTTAGCAACATCTTTAACATAACAATTAGACCATATAGGTTCTATTGATTGTGATACTTGTCCTAAAATAAAAGCCGATGAGGTAGTAGGTGCAATTGCGTTTAGAGTGACATTTCTTCTACCATAACCTTCAAGATAATCAGGTTCTCCAAAAATATTAGCCAAATCTTCCGATGCTTTGTATGACTTTTCTTTTATCAATTTAAAAACTTCCACATTAAGTTTAGCACTTTCTTTAGTGTCAAACGCTAAATTTTTAGATTGTAATAGTGAGTGCCACCCTAAAACACCTAAACCTAAAGCTCTTTGTCTTTTTGCGAAGTTATAAGCCTTTTCCAAATAAAAGAACCCTCTTTTACCTTCTATAGTACCATCGTCTCTAATATTTTCAATTTTTGTTAAAAATTCGCTTACAACCGCGTCTAAAAAGAAAGTCATCGTCTCAACTGCGTCAGTATCTTTCCACTCATCATAGTGAAGTACATTCATAGATGAAAGAACACATACGAATGATTCCTCATCTGAGTTGTGTAAAGCAATTTCTGAACAAAGGTTAGAATTATAAATTTTAGCACCTTTATCTCTATAAACTTCAGGTGCCTTATTATTCATAGTATCGTTAAACATAATATAAGGATAACCAATCTCCCCCCTTCTTTGTATTACTTTAGCCCAAATTGCCCTTTTTTCATTATCACCACCTATCATATCATTCATAAACTCATCAGTAACACTAACTGCATGTGTTAAGTCCTGAATAGGAAAACCTTCAGTTCCAATTTCTAAAAATTCCATAATATCTGGATGTTCTACAGGTAAATATGGAGAAAATCTACCTCTTCTAGTAGACCCCTGTGAGATATTATCAACAACACTTTCGAATAAGTTCATAAAATGAACTGAACCTGGCGCGTGTCCATTATCTGTAATCTCAGCACCTCTTTCTCTAATATTACCAAAGTAACCTGAGGTACCTCCACCCATTTTACTCATTTCACCTACTTCTGCTTGTGTATATAATATTGATTCTATATTATCACCTATATTTGACCCGAAACAACTGACAGGTAGACCTCTTTTTTTACCAAAATTAGCCCAAACAGGTGAAGATAGTGAATACCATCCTCGACCCATATAGTCATAAAATTTATCCGCGAACCCTTCGATTCCTAATATTTTCTCAGCATGATTAGCTATAGTGCGAATTCTATCTAACGCCTCTTCTCCATCACTAAGATACCCTCTACGAAGAAAGGTAATGGACTCCTCGTTTATCCAATCAAAATTTTCTCTATTTTTCATTTTTAGTTATATCGTTTTAAAATAAATCGTTTGATGTAATTGATTTTGATTTTTTACTATAATTAATACTTCTTTTATTAAAGAAATCTGTGTGTTTTGTAGTTAAAATCTCATCGTCAAACCATTCCGTGGTTTCTAATATTGTCTCATTAACTTCAAAGATACTATCAATACCAATTGAATTTAAAGATACATTAAATCTGTGTTTAATAAACTCCAATGTTTGTTTTTTAGTGAGGAATTCTAAATCTCCTTCTTCGAAAATCCAATTTATCACTTCTTGCTCAGCTTCATACGCTTCGTGAGTTGAGATTATTAAGTCCTCCACTAATTCCTGTGTCCACCAATCAGGATTCTCTTGTTTAATTAAGTTAACCAACTCAAATCCAAATTCAGCGTGAATATTTTCTTCTTTTGATGTTGCCTCAACCGCATTACTAATTCCTTTTAATTTGTTTTTATGTTTATTAAATGACATAATAACTAGAAATTGTGAGAATAATGATACGTTTTCAATAAACATCGAGAACAGTACAATTGATTCGAAATATTCTTTATTCTCTACCGCTTTTGAGTTAGTAATAGATTTTTCTAAATATTTAATTCTTCTTCTAATTGCAGGTACTTCAAGTAAATTTTCAAATTTTCTATTTAAACCTAAAAGTTGTATTAGGTGTGAATAAGCGTCGGCATGTCTAACCTCCGATTCAGCAAAAGTAGCCCCTACACTCCCAATCTCAGGTTTAGGCATTCTTTTGTATATGTCACCCCAAAATGTTTTAACTGCGATTTCTATTTGAGATATTGCTAACATAGCTCTTTCAACCGCAGATTTTTCTTTTTCATTTAAATGAACTTTATAGTCTTGTATATCAGACGTGAAATTAAATTCAGTATGAACCCAATATGAATGTCTTATTGCGTCTACATATTCATTAAGGTTAGGGTAGTCATATGGTTTTAGATTTGTTCTTTTAGAAAAGATGTTGGGTCTGCTTTTTGAACGGTAAATGATGTACTCTTTCGCAACGTCATTCAAACCGTTATCCATTAATTTATTTTCCACCATATCGTGTATTTCATCAACATGAGGAACGTGTTCTTTATTGTTCCTAAAAATTGCCTTAGTGGTTATTCTAGCAATTTTTTCAGCCATATTTTCATCTATCATGTCGATGCTTTTCATCGCCTTTATAACCGCTTTCTCAATTTTTTCAGAATAAAATGGTACTTTATCTCCACTTCTTTTTACGACATAGCGTATATCTCTATCAATTTTATCCATTAAACTTTCCATTTTTATAATAATTTTAAGGTTTATTAATTACTCTCCTTTTGTTTTTTTCTATCCAAAAGTTCTTTAATTCGTTTCCTGTTGTTCTC